GCCATAGCTAGCCTGTGCAGCACCACCGATTTCACCATTCGCAAATATTTGCCGATTTAACAGCGCGGGTTGCTCAATGCGTGGCTCGTAATATTGATCTGTACTGCTGTAAATGCCTGCGCCAGTGCAAAAACGCAACACCTCGACAGCATTTGTAATTAAGTTATAGGCAGTAATGTCAGCTAAATAGATCATGCTGCAGTTCTATCCAAACGAGATTTATTTCGCAGCTGTGCAAGGTCTTTAGACATGGTGTCGAGCTGATCAATCTGCTGTTTTTGCGATTCAGACAGCAAGCGCACTAAAGCCCGCAATTCCACATTACTTTTCTTAACTTCTTCCAACGTTTCCTTATTGCCCAGCGCAATAATAGATTGGGTATTTTTGTTGTTAGTCACCATCGTAGGTGCAGAAAAGTTAAGCAACTCTGGCCCGTCTTCATTAAAAACAGTATTGCCATGAGTCATCCCACCATCTGCTCTAAACTTAAGCGTGCCGCCATTTTCTGCATATAAAGCAGAAATTAAGCCCTTTAGCTCGGTTTTGCGCTTTTTCTTAGTACCCTTAGCATTCATCTCAGCATTTAAAGTCACATATTGCTGCATATCCGTAATGGATTTTTCAGCAAAAGGCAGGTTGCTATGCTCTTGCCAATATTGATAATTTTGAATTTCTTTAGTAGTTAAATCGATATTGGCCGATGCCGATTTTGCAGTGGCTTTTTGCTGATTGATAAAGGCTTTGCCAGCACCCTTAATGCCTGCGTTTTGAGTAGCGGTGGCATAGGTATCAATGCTGGTTTGGCGTTGGCCAAGCAGCTTGGTATAGCTATCTTGGGCAACCGATGGCGATGGTGTTTGTGCAGCTTGGTTTGTTGCTGTACCTGCGGCAGTTGTATCAACAGCCGTAGGATCTGGCAGTTTAATTTTTGCAACAATGGAATCAAACTTAGTCCCCAAGCTCGTAACAAATCCATCTATGATGCTACTCAACGTAGTTAAGCTGGTTTCCATTTGTGTTGATGCCGCTTCCGTTGCAGTCTGTGCTGTTGCTGCAACTTCTTGCGCATTTTGCATACCGCCTATCAATAAATTACCAGCATCCTTAACGCCTTGGCTAATATTTACATACTCTTTACTAGAACCATAATAGCTTCTGGCTACGTTTAAAAGCTGATTTGCCAAGCCGCTAAATTTTGCCTGTGCATCGGTATCACCGGCCTGGGCTTTTAGTAGATTGGTACCGTAAGCGCCCTTGGCTGCACGCAATTGCTCTTCTGGGCTTAAGGTAGATAAATCTCCGTAATTTAGGCCATTTAAAAAGTCAGCAATGCTGGACAATGCGCTGGTAGTCTTATTAATTAAGCTGATTTCGTAATCATATTTCTTTTTAATAGCCGTCTGAATCTTATTAATCTGAGTAATTTGCTCGGATGGATCGGTCATTTTGCTTAATGCCGCCATCATGGCATTAATGTCTGCAGTTGGAGCGACTTGCTTGCCTTGGGCGCTCGCTAGGCTATCAGTAATTGATGATTTTGCATCGACAAACGGCTGGGTAAGTTTGGCTTTAAGGCTATCAAACGCAGTGGCTGTTAAATCGGCCATCGTTTTTACATCCAATCCCGCCAAGTACCAGTTTGCACGGGCCTCAATCAGTTTTTTATTTACATCAGCAATAGAACTGCTAACCGTTGGGCCTAAGCCAGCTAAACTGCGTAAATTGTCTTCAGCAGTAGAGCTTAAGTCTTCCAACTTGGTGTAATAATCGTTAGCAGAACCGGATAATTGCAGCAAAGTTGCGTAAAGCTTACGGCCCGCAATCGTGTTTAAATCCTGAGCATTAGCTAAATCACGGTAAGCCTGTCTGGTTGCTGGCAGCGGCTTTCCGAAATCACCAAGCTGAGAAGAAAGGCTATTTTTAGCCTGGCTAAATTGCTCGGCTTCGGTAAAGAATTTGCTGTAATAATCCTGGAACTGGCTTTGGAACTCTTTTAAACCACCAGCTAACTGCATAATACCATCAGCCATAGCAACAGCATCACCACCAAAACCCACCCCGGACACTTGCAAAGCTTGCAAGACTACGGCTTTTTCAGATGCTAATCGTGAAGCTGTCTCAAACATGCCTTCGCCCAATTTTTGATATTGCGCAATCAGGCCGCCGAAAATCTTGGTTGTCATCTTGTCCATCTGGGTAGACAACACATTATTTAATTTCGTGGTCATCTTGTCAGCAGACAAGCCAAACAGACTTACTTTAAGTTTTGGTATGGTGTACTGATTGATAACATCCGCCATATCAGCGCCAAACGTAGTAGCCATACTTTGCATGGATTGGCCCATGCCTTTAAATATTTGCGTTAATGCGCTTTTGAATTCTGGGTTTAATGCGCTGGCAATTTCTTCAGCAGACTTAGAAGTGCCGCCAAATAGCCCGCCTTTTTTGGTCGTTGTTATTTCCGTATACTGGCTACTTTGTAGATTAGCGCCATTTTGTAATGCACCAATTGTTTGCTTTCCACCCGCATAAATACCTTGGTCAGTCACTTCTCGTTTAACTGATCCGAATAAGAATTTATTTACTGCCGCTGAAATAGCTTGCTCACCACCAACATTTGCTTTTGTACCAAGATTTAAGCCAGTTAGTATAGTTAAACCACCCGACTGGAAAAGCTTGGTAATTGAATTGGTAATCCCGGATTGCAAAGCCTGCACACCTTGATTAATACCGCGTAACTCGCGGTATTCGCTGGCATGGATGTCATTTAACGTGGTGACTACGTGATTAATTGATTCTGACTTGGCTGTTGGATCGCCAAGCACTGTTCCAGAATCGGGTGACTCTGGGATTTTACCAGAAACCGGGATATCGCCTTTGGCGCCGGTGTTAAAACCAATAGCCGCCATAGCCACTGCCATTGCGGCCATTAATGCAAAACCAACATAAGGCCCGGCACTGGCCTGGGTTGCTACTGCTTCAGAAGCTTTAGCCATGCCTTTGGTTTGACTAGCCGCAACTGTTGGCCCTACTGATTTTACTGTTTCTGCAACAACTTGCCCAATGCCAAGAACCTTTTTAAGATTCATGGCCATTTCAATGCCTGCAAGGCCCATTTCAACAGCATGTGCTGCACGTTGCTCGGTAGAACCCTGCTTTAGCATAGAACTAACCGCTCCAGCTATTTGCCTAGCCCCACCTATTTTTGCAGAAGTAGTTTGTGCATTAAGCCCCTGTTCTTCTTTTGCTGATTTATCCAGCGCATCATTTTTAATCTTTAAGTCTTTTAAATACTGATCTTTATCAAGCGAAGGCTGAAAGCTTTGAATTTCTGCCTGTTTCTTGCGGTTTTCTTCCAGTGCTGCCGTGTTAGATGAGATGGCATTAACCATGCTATCGAACGCACCGGCCATTGCGTTAATTCCACCAAGGGAACCATTAAATACCGCTTGCGTAACCTCACCCAAGCTGGCCGTTTTGGCCTTAGCGTTATCTAAAGACTTAACATACTCGTTTAAAGATTTATTAGTCGCTTTGGGCGTGGCATCAACTAAAGTTTGATCAATACTAGCTGTTGCAGTCTGCCTACGCGTTATTTCAGCTTTTGCAGTTGCAGGGGGGATATCGCTATGGCCTTCTTTCAGCGCGTTTAATTGACGCTCAAGATCAATTCTATTTTTAATCTGTTCATTATTTAAGCCTCTGGCCTGTAGCTCTTTGGCCATTGCTGCCAGGCTTTCTTCAAACTTGGTTGCATCCTGCATTGCATCAATTTCATTACGATACTGGCGTGTTGCTTCATTTTGTTTATTTTGCTTCTCTTGGGCATCGGCCATAGCCCATTTTAATTGCAAGATTTTAGTTATTTCAGGGATTTGGCTGGCATCTGCATTTTTTAGTGCGTTTTGTAGTTCAATAGCCCTCTCGTGCTGAACACCATTTAAACCCTGTATATCAATTTCCTTTTGAATTGATGCAATTAACTCATTGCCAGCATTTCTGGCTTTTAACTGTGCCTCGGCAAATCCTGTAGTAGCTCCAGTTGCTTTGACAGTTGCATTATAGATTTTGGTGCCAGATGCAGAATAATTTGCAGCTTCCTGTCTCATCAATGCAGGGTTAAATCCAGATTTACTTAGCGCACCTGCACCGCCATTGTATGCAGCCAGAATATTCGGTACTGTGGCATTTTTTCCTAATCTATCGATAATTATTTTTAAATAAGCAACGCCAGATTCAATGTTCGGACCTTGCAACATTGGATCATTACTTCTAATTTGCGACACGCTGTAACCCGTTACTTTACCCGCGTCTATAGCAGCGGCTGGCAGCATCTGCATCAAGCCCTTTGCATTGCCACTTGATGTTTTTATATTCCGCCCGCTTTGGGTTTCTAATTCAGCGACAGTTAAAGCCACCAGTGGATCTACACCGTATTTATTTGATGCTCCGATAATTTGCTGCTTATATTTGCCGGAATTAATGCTATCTAGCCTTTGCTGAAGCTTATCAACTGCACCGGTTTTTTGCTTAAGCTGATCAATAGCTAGCTCATTGCTGACATATTCTTTGGCTTGCTCGCCATTTAACTTTTTAATTGCCGTGGCTTCCAGCTCATAAGCCTCCTGTATCTTGCCCTGGGCTTTTAACAAATCAATACGGGATCTAACCAAATCGCTATCAACCGCTAAAGCGCCATTGGCTGAATCCGATAACTGACCAACGGCCTTGGCTGACTCAGCACCTGCTTTACCCGTTTTTTCTAATGACGCACGATAATCTAAAGAACCTTGGATATTATCTTTAATCGAAGACAACTGCTTTTCATGCGCGGCAGTTAATGCTTCAACGCCTGCTGTATCGCCATTGGCTAAAAGTTTTGCCCGTTCGCGTACGTAATTAACATTTTCTAGCGCCGTTGCAAAAAAACCAACGGATTTCGTTGCTGTATCTTGCACAACGGCAAATTGATTTAACCATTCGCCTATTTGCCAGCCGACCATTGCAGATAGGCCAACATTAATTAAGTTAAGCGGATTCAGCAACAATCGCATGCTGGCAGTTAAGCTAGTCGTGGCCACTGCGGCAGATTCTTCAGCAATAGCTGCATTTCTAGCCGCCGCTGCTTGTGCCGTAGCAGCGGATGCCATTCTGTCCGCCATAACAACTTGCTCGGCTTCCAGCGCAGTTAAAGACTCTAAAATAAAAGCTCTATGGCTTTCTGCAAGCGCTAATTGTTCAGTTGCCTGGCGATTGATAAACTGAACAGATGTATGCTGAACAGTGGCTTCAGTTGCCGCAATAGTTGCCCTGGCTTGGGCAATCTGGGTATCAACAGCAGTTAATCCAGCAGCTATGTTGGCACGGGTTTCAATCGCGCTAAAATGCTCGGCTCTGGCCGCTGCCAGTTCCGCAGTGGTGGACTGCATTACTGCTTGTGTTCGGGCTAAATTAACTTGCTGATTTTCTAAAATGGCTGCTGAATGGGCGCGCTCTGTCGCTATTGAACTGGCTTTAGCCGTGGCATAAGCAGCAATACCCGCCGCCATTTGAGATGCAAAGACAGCGGCTGCCGCTTCACCTAATGTCACTAATCCACTGATTACCGCCGGCAAATCACCAGCAATGCCATTAATACTACTGGCTAATGCAGATGTAGCACCAGAACCAGAATCGACAGCTCTAACATATTGGCCAAACTGGGTTTTAACATTCTGCATCGCATCCGATACAGTTAATTGAATGCGGTTAAACTCAGAGTCAATAGCATCTGCTTGGCTCATTAGCGCATTGATGACAGTAGCAGAAGTTAACTTGCCATTTTCTGCCATCGATCGCAATTCACCAACGCTAACATGCAGACCAGCTGCTAAAGCATAAGCAACACGAGAACCATTCTCCATCAACGAATTAAATTCATCGCCTCGTAATACGCCGGATGCTAAAGCTTGGGACATCTGCCGAATAACTGAAGCGGCTTCACCTGCAGATGTGCCAGATATTTTTAAGCCCTTGGCTAATAGCTCAGTGTATCGTGTCGTGGTTTTGGCAGAACCGCCCATTAATTCGATAGCTTTGTTTGTTCTGGCAAATATTTGCGCATTGGCTTCAAAATCAGTGCGGGTTGCTAAACTGATTTCAATGAGTTTTTTGTAGGATGAGATGTAATCTTCATTACTTTTTGAAGCTAGCTGAATTCGTGAATCCAGCAGTTTTATAGTGTCTGCCGTAGTGATAAATTCTTTTATTGCCGCAGCCGCAGTAAAAGTACCAAATAAACCAATTGCTGTTGCTTTAACGCTGGCCATAGATGCTTCCATTGCACCAAAGCTTCTAACGTTTTCTGCCATTGCAGATTGGGCAGCACGTGACTCGGAATTAACAGCCCCAGTTAATGATTGCACATCGCCGGTTAAACCAGAAATAACTCCGCGTACCTGCTGGCCGCCATTGAGCGTTAACGTTATTGCAACTCTATTTTCCGACATCGCGCTTTATCTCCAGTGCTGCCCGTTCCATCACTACAATTTTTTTAAATATCTTTCCGCGCTTTTTTTCAGTTTTAAACGTGTATCGTAAAGGCACATCAACAGCAGCGTAATCCAGACCCAGCCAGCTACCCACAGCGCTAAACTGCCAGCACGAATCGAGTTGCATAAAAAACATAACTGCATCCCAATTGCCTGACAGTACTTCAAAAGCTTGTGGCTTTGGCGGCTTAGATAAGGTGATACCAAGGAGATCAGCGTCTGCTTGCAGTTGTTTACCATCATCTCCGCCCCCTTTAGCCCAATACTGCGCCGCCTCAATTAGTTTTTTATTTCAATATTTCCGTAAGATGCAACAGCAAACTGGTTAAATATTTTAAAGTTGCTGCCTGGGAATTCTTGCAGTAAATCAATCAACGCCTGGCGGCTAAATTTATCATTGCCATCCGGCCATACCACTTCGCCATCGTCCCAACCGACCAACAGGTTGTTAAGCAGATAATCAGCATCACGCTCAGGCACAGACTCGCCAGGATTAACCGGCTGTGTAAATGTGCTTTTAAGCTTTTCCAGCGTATCGCTAGTCAGCTTTTTAAAGCGCATGGTGACTGTAAACTCTACTAATTCGCTGTTTTCACCAACGCCCACTAATTTGACTGGGTGTTTAAACTCATCAACTTTTTTAACGATAAATGCCATGTTTAAATCCTATTTTAAAAAAAAGGCCGGGCTGCCCCGGCCAAAGCGCATTGTTTAATTATTTAATACAAATCCGTATTTCATCGTTGCCGACAACCGGTACAAATGACATATCTGCTTTAAACATGGCCACGTTGTCACTGTCCGCGTAGTCTGGATTTTCCAACTGGACGTTAGGCGCTGTGATTCCGACAATGTTGCCAGCTACGGTACCGTGCTTAACGCAGAACGGACCTTTAACCGCATTTTTAGCTTGTGTCCACCAATCTTTTTGTGCAATCGTTGTAGCCTCAATGCTGATGTTGCCTTTAACTTTACGATCTTTAATGATGACCGACTCAGCGCCAATTAGCTGGCGATACGTAATATCGTTACCAATATCGAAAGACAGTGTTTCTACGACCGCGCCCACATAACCTAATAAGTTGATGTTGGTTGTGTTAGCGGTAGAGACCGTAGCCGGTGTTTGCCAGGCAGAAAAATCAAAGGTCGGCAAACCCACATCAGTAATCGTACCTAGCAATCCGGTAAATTCCCATTTTAGTGAGGGAATTTGTTTAACCGATAAGTCTGGTTTAACTGTACCGCGTGCACCAAGCATGATGTGACGGACACCATCGATTACAAAATATAGAGTTGCGGATGAACTGCCAGCAGTGCCAAATACCGAATTCGGTATGTACATAGCATTAGCACCAATGTTGTAAGTGCTGGTAGCATCTGGAGCAACAGCC